CCACAATTTAAACAGTCAGTTTCCATGGCTTTCGCTATCAAAACATCATAATTAGGATCACAGTCATCGGTAGCATCGCTTTCCGTCTGACCATTTCCATATTTATTAAAAGAACCTTCCTTCATTTCTTTAGAGGTTCTTTGTTTATTGGTCCCCTTTGCAGTCTGCGTCACTAACCGTTCTTCCAATAAGGAGTGTTTTAAATATCCCACTCCTTGCTGCTGAAATGTTTGTAATATCTTTGCCGCAAGTAAACCATAATCTTCTTTGAGTCCAGGAATTATCTGCTGTAATAACTGTCCTCTAGTCTCATTCACACTTGGTGGCTGCCAGTACTCCATCATCTTTCCACTTATTTCTGCCAATGCCGCCTCAAATGCCTCTAACTGCGTTTCCGCATTTGTTACGACTGGTAAATTATCATATCCAATTAGACGGATTACACATTGCTCACCAGTTTGTGTTTGATTAAAATAGGGGGGATATACCGCTAGGTACTCCTCATTCCCTTTTACTGATGCTTTTATTAGAGCCCTCATTTCATTGATTTTCATCTTTGGTCCAACCCCCTCCAATCCAAAGTAAAATTGATTCATCTCTGCATATGTTGGGACTCCTAATCGCACAAAAGCCTTCACCATTGGATGCCCCGAAAAAGGTACTTTTTCATTTGAATAATATCTTAATATGTTCATGTAAGTCATCCTTATTTCGGGCCATAACGGTGAGGCGTAAGACATTAACAGAACAGCAAAAGCCCTCTGTAAAAACAAATCAGGGTATTGTTTCGCCGATCTATCATAAAATATTGCTAATAACAACCTACCTATATCCCACAATGGAGCATATCCGAATGGCATTTCCTGAAAAGAAAAACCTAGAAAGGTTACCCCTTCCAGGCTCTGGTAATACGAATAATGTAGTTCTTTTAATTCGATCGCATGAAAATTATACAATCTTTCACGCAACCACTTCTCATCTGTCATTACCTCAAATTCTATCATTAATGCACACCCGTTATCGTCTCCATATAATTTCACTACTTGTTCATAAACTAACTTATAGTCAGGATAATCTTGAAATTTCTTATAGTATGCTGCTATTAATAAATCCGTTACGATCTCAAAACCCGCTTCTATATTATTGGCTGTAGTGCTTCCACTTCCAGAATTATTTCCTCTATATCTGATCACTACATCGCCATTAGTCATAATCATATAGGTTACGACTAATCCTTGTCCAATAAAAGTTGCTAATCTGACTGCATGAGGATCACGATTAGCATTCTTAAAAAACTTTAATCGTCGTTTCACTACGTGATCCATTTCTACCAGTCTATCATAACCGCGTGCATCCCAATTTATTAAAATTGGAAATTTTCGCCGTCCGTCTTCATCCATCTCCATGAAAGATTGCGCAATCGCGTTTACTCCTCCATGAAACGGATCAGTTCCGTATGCAGACCACATATGGTTCTTTAATCGTTCATTTCCCCCACCAAAACAACGCAACTGCCCATACAAATTTGGTGCATTATGTACGTTGAAAGTTCGGGATTTATTTGCTATGTGATCTCTCATTGTTGCAAATTCATGTTTTCCTACATTCTTAACAAATGGATCGAATTGACACAACCAATCCACAAACTGTGGAAATGGTAAAGCCAAACGATTTTGAAATTCAATTGATTGTATAAACTCCTCTCGGGTTTTATATCCCATCATTGAAATCGGAAAACCGGTCCCTTTCTGCATCTCCATGTGCGCAATCGTCTCCTCATGCGTCCACATTTTCGCAGTCAATGGAATTTCCAATGCTCGATCACAATACTCTAAGGCTAAAGCCTTGCAATCATCCATTGCTGGCATTGGTCTCTCTTCGTCTAGACGT